GACTCGTAACGCTTGCGCAAATCGGGCAGTGAGTACTGATCTACCTTCGAGTAACCGCCGTCAACGATCGCAGTTACCGAGCGCATCAAATCCCATCCTTCCAGGTGTTGCACCTCTTGGATCATTTGCCATTGGCCAACCGTTAAGGTGCGCCAAACGTTGTTGTTTTTTCTATTTAATCCCATACTTTCCTATGTTTTTTTCTGCTAATTTATTCAATGCTAAATACCTCAACGCATCCATCCCGTGGTTGAAGGAATCAATCGGTACGTTGGTAGCGTTCCCGTCCTTTTCCTTCCACTTATAGGCGTTCAATTCTTTGATTAGGTTCGAGCTTCTATTCGTCACGTTAAACCTAAATCGTTTCAATATATCAATCCCGTTTAGGATGCTATCTTTCCCTTTATTGGCACCCTCAATCCTCCATCCCATGCGCCTCAATTCCTCGATGGACTTGGGTTCTGCAGAATCGGCAATGATTGGCACCGTCTTATTTATACCCGCTTGGGTAAAGAATTGGCCAATATCCTGATTTGTATACCCTTTGTGGTATAAAAGTTCGTCAATAATTAACTCACCATTGTACCGGTACACCATAACGCACGCAGTTGGATCGTTGGTGAATCCAAAGTCCATCCCCATTCCAATCAATTGCGCTTCATGTGGGACCATGCCAATCGTTCCCCAATTCCGGTAGATCAACCCTTCTATCTTGCCGGTCATTCCCCTGGCGTACACCTTCCACAACTCTTCATCGTCGTTGCGCAAAGCTTCAATCTTTTTGCGAATGATCTCCGGAAGGAATGGGTTATGTCGGTGGTCGGAAATAATCAACTCCGTTCCCTCTTTGCCAATCAATTTTTCATGGACCCAAAACCTGGCGTTGGGGTTGTAGTCAACAAACACCTTCTTCTTGGTACGCATCGCAAGTTCGGAGTAAATCTCAAAGCTTATTCCGTTCGCTTCATTCAGAAAGAAGTAATCACGCTTTCCGCTCTTTGCATCTTGGGAATCTTGGTAGCTTTTAAACTCAATGATTGAGCCGTTGTGAAAGGTAAAGATACGATCGCTCGCATTGTACCCTTTTATCCAACTTTGAATGTCGGTAGAACTGGCAACGATTGACTGCATATCACGCAGTGCCCCGCTCTTTAAGTTTGGAACGTCCTGACCTACCACGCTAATAACTTGATCGGGTTGCTCAATGGCTTTCAAGCAAAGGACTTGGAGAATGGAATAGGTCTTCCCGGAAGAAGTCCCACCTTGATTGACGATAACCTCGGCAACTGAATTGTAATTGCGCTCAAATATTACCGAAGTCTGAAACATCAATCCAAAATTATTGCATCTTCATTGTCGGCAAGGTCCACACTTCCTTTGATTATTCCCACGCTAATTTCAGCCTGTGGCATTGATACCGTAGTGTCAACCGTTTCCTTTGGCTTTCCATAAACACGATCGAAAAGAACTTCCATCAAGTGAACGGAACCCTTTGACATATCCCGCTCCATCTTCTTGGAAATCATCTTCAACCAAAAGGGAACGTCCTCACGTTCGCCGAGGTCTTTAACTTGCTTTTCAGTCATGCAAAGCATCGCCATAATCATTTCATTGGCTTGGCTGTTTGACAGCGTTACTTCAAACTCTTGCATGAATACGTCCTTAACTACGTTCTTCAATAGCTTAGGTCTTCCATTGCGGTTGATCCTTTCCGGGTGGGATTCAAACCCCGACCGATTGCCTTTATTTAAGTTCTCACCCCTTGGCATTACACATCAAGTTTTTCAACGATTGACTTCAATTTGGTAACGCACATCAACTTCAATTCGTAGTCAACTGAACCGCCAACATTAGTATTGTCCGCAGTCGCTAAAATGTCAAGAAGTAAATTCGCAATCTCGCTGTATAGCTGAACCGCACCTATTGCTTGTTCAATGGTGTTGACCTCGTGTTGCTGTGTCATTTGTCTAATTCCTTCAATTTTGATTCACTCCAACGCAGTCCGGCAAGTCCACCCCAAAGAAGATAGGAAATGTAACCGCAGTCATCCGGTGTTGCTGTTTCGTAATCATCTTTCGCACGACTCAAATAGGAGTACATTCGTTTGATAGTATCAACCGTGATGCGATCCCCATTGGCCAATTGCTGTGCTCGAACTTTACCGACTTGGGTTGCACACTTGTTCCCGTTCTTTTCGTTCAATTCAATTCCCTTCCTGGCGTTGTTCTTAACCGCTTGAGGGTAGTCATTGTAAGATTGGAATAGTTCGTACTTCTTCCGTCCAAGGGCGTTGCACACCGCCAACCTTTGAACGCTGTCGGAGTATTCTTGCTTCATCACATCGTCACCCATGCAACGATCCATGAACTCACTTTTTGATTCTTCTAACTTTCTTTTTGGGAGTGGCATCGGCTTGCTCTTTATTGTTCACAATTTCGGTCGGTTCAATATCCGTGAACACAGCTTTTCCAATCGCATCGTTCGCTTCTTTAAACCTACGGTCACGTTCCTTTTCGTAAAGTGAGAACATACGTGTAAATGCATCGAGGTTGCACGTAGCACAACCGCCTACCCATTTACGTTCCATGATCTCGCTCCACACCCCACCAACAATCGCCATTTGCTCCGGTGCTAACTTGAACACTCGAACACGTAGGTATTCTAACCACTTTGGGTACAACGGCTCCAACCGTTTTAATTGACTATCATTCATTCTATTTATCATTTGTCTTCCTTTCATCGGTTACGATACAAAATTACATCTACAAAAATGAACGCCAGGATGGAAGATAAACCACCAACACCGACCACATCTATAATATCAATACGCTTGGTAAGTAACCCAAGCAATCCATGGGCAATACCAATCCACCACGATAGGCAAATGTAGCAGTTGAACGGCTTGAATCCGATTGCTTCACCAATGTCGGTAAGCTTTGTCATTACTACGCCAATGGACGCAGAATAAAGGGCTAATAAAAACACTATCATTTGAGTTTGTTTTTTACGTTTCTGATTGTTGCTCGAACGGAGTTGTAAGGGATTTGAGTATCCCGGGAAATCTTTTTCATGGATTCCCCTTCAAGGTGAATTTGGAATATCACTCCCTCGTACCATTCAAGCTTTGACATTTTCTGTTTGATGCTGTCAATCCTTTGCGTGTCTTGCAAGTCTTGTTCTTGGTTGTACTCTTCATCGATAAATTCCACGTGCTCCACACCAACGGTTTCCCAGGATGGGTTAAACTTCTTGTTGAATGGTGACCTCGGAAGGTAGTACGTGTTGTAGATTATTTGAATGACAAACAGATACCAGGATGAATTGAGCAATTGGGTCTTTTGCTCTTCCGACTTTTCGCATAGGTATAAAACAACCTCGTGATAAAGGTCGTGTCCAAGATCGCCCGCCAATTCAAGGCAGTACTTCTTAATGCCACGATGGCTAGTCACGAGGTCGATTAGTGGGTGCATCAGAACGGCAAGTCGTTATCGGGTACAACTTTGTACCCATGCTTTTCGAGTGCAGGGTTAATTTCGCTCGGGGCTTTCCTTGGTTGCTCGCCATCCTTCGCCTTCCATTTCACCCAATGGGTGGCTTTGCTCTTCGGGTCCACCTCTTTGCGCTGACCTACAAATACCTCGATGTCACCATAGGCGTTCGTGGGTAGGTCTAACAAATCTTCCTTTTTCAGTTGTACTTTGATTCCGTAATCATTCTTCCAACCTTTGCCTACATACTTTTCGTTTTCCATATTTTTAAATTGTTGAATAAATTGCTCTAAATTCTGCTTGCACTGTTGCGTTATCAAGTCCTTTGGTCGTGTCCCGATCGTAGTTCAATTGCATTAAGTAACCGCCAATGGGTTTACCATACGCACCACGCTCAATGTGCCATCCAAAGCTTCCATCGTTGAATTCGTCTTTGTAGGTTGAAGTCCTGATATCGTGCTGAACCTTTTGAACGTTCAAGTACGGTTTATTCCTCGACAAGCTTTCTTTGATGTTCACGTGATGGTAAAGTTCGTGAACGTGTCCCATCCAAAGAACGTCCGCCCCATCCACTTGCGCACCCATGCGTTGATGTTGGATAACCCCCTTGGTTACCACACCGCCACCGCCGTGTCCGTGATGGTATTTCACAAAGAACTTTCGGTAGGAGTTACTGCTCACCCTTGCGACTTTAAACACAATCCAACCAGCGTACCCGCCATTCAAAACGCTTGCACCCGTCTTGTAGTTGAGGGTTGTAACAAACCGCTCGGTGAGGTCTATTTCGTGACGTTTCACCACGCTCGTTTCGTGGTTACCGTACCCCACAAAAAGCAAATGGTGAGCGTACTTCGCCCACCATTCTACTGCTTCGTTAACAACCAAGTCGAAGTAATTTGCTCCGATATGCTCGGGACGTATGTCCTGTTTACTTGCCCGTTTGTCGTACTTGCCTTGCATCAAACAAAAGAAGTCGCCATTGATTAGGATTTTCGCTCCTTCGTTAATTGCTTGGTCGAGGTGTTGCTCCAACAAATCACGCCTACATTTGGGGTGGTCGAAGTGGAGGTCGGAGAGTAGCAGAAACTTATCGGCATCGTTGCTTTCGATTTCGATAATGTTACGCCCGTACTTGGCTGTTTTCATGGTTAGAATATATTTGATTCATGGACGGCTTGCTCAACCAGTTCATGGGAGTAACCGAGGTTGTAAAACATTAGTTGCGTTTCGCTTACAATTTTTAATAGGCAGTCAAAATCGCCAGTGTTAGGCAATGTTGATTCAATGCTTCTCAATTTATCCCCTTCATTGAATTTGAAGGAAATGGTAATGGTTGATGTTTCATTCATAAGTATTTGGTTTAATGGTTAATGAATTGTTTATCGTTCAGTTGTTCACTTTGTTGTTAATGATTGTAAGATAATACGCAGGGTCTTTCTTTTCGCTTTCCTCATACCTTTTTAACAAAATAGTTTTGAACTTTACCAAGTCGATGGAGTCCACTTTTTTAGATTTCAAGAACTTACTGTGGAATTGACGGCATGAATTACCACTGGCGAACTCGGAAATTGTTTGGCTTATTTGATTGATTTCTTCTTTGATTTGAATAAACCTAGCCATTACATCGGGGTTTTCCCATCGCTCTTCCTTCATAGATTCACGGTAACCTCGGAGTGCGTGTTTGTATTTGTGTAGCCATTCAAACCACTCGACTTCCTGACCGACCTCGAATCCGTAACGATTCCATCGGTACTTTTCAAATGGGTGCGCTTTCATTTGGCAAAAGTTTTATCGTAATAATCCTCGGCTTTTTCCCATTTTGGTGCGAATCTACCACCTGCATAAAATGCTTGTACTATTCTTGCCTTGTCCAATTTGATAGCCGTTTCAAAAATATCCTTCCATTCCTTTTCGGTGAATGCTCTTTTGGTTTGGTCAATTTTGATGTGCTGAATTAAATATTCACTTGCGGTGTATGTTTTCATTTGCCGTAGATTGATTGGTAGTATTCTTCTGCGGAACAATAATCTCCTTTTGTCAATGAATTTAACCAAGCAACTTTGATCTGATCTTGCTCCATTGCTTTGGCTTGTTCAAATAATAAATGAGGTGGAAATTCTCCTGCATATCCACGTTCTTTTAATTGTTCAACTAACCACTCGACTGCTGTTTTTTGTTTCATGTTTCTGTTATCTTGATTTTGTGTTGTTGCTCAATCAGTTTCTTCTTCAATTTGTACAACGGTGTTCGAAACCCCTTCACGTCCTCAACAATCAACTCGTTTGCCACCTTATCGAAGTAAACGAAGTCCGCTTTGTAGGTAAACATTTTCTTGCCTTCTAAGGCGAAAACGAAAGGCACTTGAAGGTGTATGT